CTGGTATTGGTTAATGAATACTTTTTCACAAGGTAAGTATGCTTTAGCAATATCAGATAGATCTGGTATGGCTTTTCCATACAACGAAATGGTTAGAGAATGGAATGGTGCCCTGGTCCATATTTCAGAGTACGAGCCTAAACAACCACAACTAGAACCTAAACCAACAAGTGCAGATCCACAAGCTTTACAAAGAGCAAGAACTGCAAGAACAGAATTTCCAACAGAAGATTTTTTACCAAACGACCCTATTACAACTGCAGCCGCAGATGCAACAGTTTCTGTTTCTTTTCCAAATGGTGCAATGCAAGTAAATGATTTTGTTAGATTAAGAAATATTAAATCTCCAGTAGGCGGTGTTGCAATAACTACTTTACAATTATCTACAACTTTAAATGGTGCAGTTACAGCTTCAGCTACTACAATTACTTTAGCTGATGCATCAGCATTTCCAACATCAGGTTTTGTTGTAATAGAAAAAGTAAATAGCACAACAGGATTTTATGAAAATGAAGTTATTGAATACACTGGAAAATCTTCAAACGATTTAACTGGATGCACTAGAGGAACAAGCGCTCCTTACAGAGGAGTTAGTCCTGTTAACACAACAGCGAGTGAACATGCAACAGGAGCTAAAGTATTTGGAGCTTATAAAATATCTTTTCTTGAAGAAACAGAAGGACTCGCTGGATATAATGATAGCAGTGGTAATCCTGCTTTTACAACAACCCAGGTAGGTTTTGGGTTTGAATTAGTTAGTAATGCTAGTAGTGCAGAAACAGGAGGCGGTTTACAGTGTACAATTGGACCGATAAATGATAGGGCTTAATTATGTCAGGAGTTAAAAAATACGATTATACTACATTAAAACAAGCCATCATGGACTATACGGAAGTTAGTTCAGATGTTTTTACGACAACTATTTTAGATGGTTTTATTATGTCCGCAGAGTTTAGAATTTATCAAGAGCTTCCTATGGACTCACAAAGATTTGTTCAAGAAGGTACATTAGTTGCAAATGATAACACTGTTTTTTCTCCAGCAGGAGCACTCTTTATAAGAGGAATTGAAGTGTTTGAATCTACAGCTAATACAGAAGGAAATGGTAAATGGTTAGAAAAAAAAGATCAAACTTATTTATCAGAGTTTGTTGATAGAAAATTTGGACCATCTGGAGATATACAATCTCCTACAGATACTACTAATTCAGTAACAGGATTTCCTAAATATTATGCAATGTTTGGAGGTGCAGATAATACGACTTCTACATCTTCTGGCGGAATGTATTTAGCTCCAACACCAGATGCTAATTACATGTTTAGAATATATTATAATAAAATGCCCAATGGTCTGGGATCTGGAACTGGTTTTAATAACAATACTTATTTAAGTACATACTTCCCACAAGGGCTATTATATGCCTGCCTGGTAGAGGCTTTTGGATATTTAAAAGGTCCAACAGATATGTTGACATACTATGAAAATAGATATAAAAATGCAATACAACAGTTCGCAGGTACGCAACTGGGAAGACGAAGACGAGATGATTATACTGACGGAACAGTTAGAATACAAGTCAAGTCACCGTCTCCATAAATTGAGGAGAAAAAATTATGGCAATAACTTCAGCAGTTTGTTCTAGTTTTAAACAAGAACTATTACAAGGTAAACACAACTTTGACACTTCAGGAGCAACACCTGCAGGAGACAGTTTTAAAATAGCTTTATATACAAGTTCAGCATCTTTAGGTGCAGCGACTACAGATTACAGTTCATCAAATGAAATTACAAATACTTCTGGAAGTGCTTATGCAGCAGGCGGAGAAGCATTAACTAACACGGGTGTAGGCTTGACTTCTACAACTGCGTTCACAGATTTTTCCGACGTCTCTTGGACTTCTGCATCGTTCACAGCAAATGGTTGTTTGATTTATAACACTACCACTGGAACTGGTACATCCACTACAGACGCTGTATGTGTTGTAGCATTTGGTGGAGATAAAACAGTCTCGTCTGGTACATTTACAATTCAATTTCCAGCTAACGACTCAAGTTCTGCTATTTTAAGACTGACATAAGGAGGAACTCCTTATGGCTAACTCTTGGGGAGAATCCGGCACTACCTGGTCACAAGGAGATTGGGGAAATCAAAATAATTTTACTACAGTTGTTTCTGGAATTTCTTTTTCAACATCAATAGGCACGTTAGTAGCTGCAGCCGAACAAGGATGGGGTAGAGCTGAATGGGGTAATGAACCATGGGGAGAAAGTTTTAGTCCTGTTGTTTCTGTTTCAGGTTTTAGTTTTTCGACAACTTTAGGTACACTCGCTTATAACCAAGCAACAGATGGTTGGGGTAGAGATGAATGGGGTGTTGGTAACTGGGGACAAAATACAACTACAGTTATTATAGATTCTTTAAGTATGGACACAGCAATGGGTCCAGAAAATTGGGGAGCTAACTCTTATGGATTTGGACAATGGGGTGGAGAATTTACATTTAATGTTGCAGATGTAGTTGGAATTAGCGGACTTAGTATTCCTTCTTCTGTAGGAACTCTTACAACTAATTTTGATTTTAAAGTTTTTCCTACTGGTGTAACAACTGGAGCAGGTTTAGGAACTTTAAGTTTAAATAACGGCGCAGATCATACTCAAGGATTAGCAAGTTTTGCAGTACCTGCTTCTGTAGGTTCAGTAACTGCGGTTCCGGAAACCATAGCATCAATAACGAGTGTATCAGTAGGATCTAGTGTAGGTTCGCTAATAACCGGTACAGTGGAATTTGTACCAATAACTGGTGTTTCTTTTGGTTCTACTTTAGGAACTTTAATAGCTCCTGTAGACCAAATGACTGTAGGATTATCTTCACAAACATTTAGTTCTGCGGTAGGGGTTATTACTCCTCCACCAATGGTTATAGGATTGACAGGACAAGTATTTACTGCTAGTTTAAACACTGTCGGATTTGGAACTATAGGTTATAAAGACGTTGACATTACCGGTAATCCAAATTATACAGACGTAACGATAGCATCGTAATAGGAGAAAAAAATTATGGCATCATCATATACTGATCTTGGTATTGAACTAATGAATACCGGCGAAAACGCGGGTACTTGGGGAAATAAAACAAACGCTAACTTAAGTCTAATTGAACAATTAACTGGTGGATATTTATCTCAAGCTGTAACTGATTCAGGGACACCAACAGCTTTAACAATTGATAACGGTGCGTTAACAGGTGAAGCACAAAATAGAGTTATAGAATTAACAGGATCAATATCTGGTAGCAGAGTTGTAACTTTTCCACTACTTACAGAAAATGTTTATTTTATTAAAAACAGTACATCGGGTTCACAAACAGTTCAACTAAAAGCCGTATCTGGTTCAGGTGCTACAGTGACGTTTGCAACTGACGATAAAGGTTGGAAAATTATTTATTTAGATGGTGTTGCTACAAACACTGGAGTTTATGCCATGGGGTTTGGAAGCGGTGATGTAACTCTTACAGGAACTGAAACTTTAACAAACAAAACACTAACTTCTCCTAAAATTGGAACTTCAATTTTAGATACAAATGGAAACGAGTTATTTTTATTAACTGCAACAGGTTCAGCAATTAATGAATTAACTTACGCTAATGCAGCTGCTGGAAATGCACCATCATTTACGGCTTCTGGAGGAGACACTAATATTAACATTAATTTAGTACCAAAAGGTACAGGCCAAGTTCAAGCAAATGGTAGCGGATTGGCAACAACAGGAAAAGCTATTGCAATGGCATTAGTTTTCGGTTAAAAGGATTACAGGAGTATAAATTATGGCAGCACCAAATCTAGTAAACGTATCAACGATAACAGCTAAGTCGGTTCAAGCGGCTTTAACAACTACACTAACAACTGAAATTCTTGCAAACGCAGGATCATCTGGAAAAGTTTTTAAAGTTAACAACATTATTATTGCAAACATTGATGGATCAAGTTCAGTAGATATTTCAGTTTTTATAACAAAAGCAAGTGGATCACCTATAGCACTTGCGAGTACAGTTTCTGTACCAGCAGATTCTACATTGATTGCATTTGATAAAAACTCTGCTATCTATCTTGAAGAAGGTGATAATATTGAAGCTGGCGCAAGTGCCAACTCAGACGCTGTTATTACAATAAATTACGAAGAGTTAAGTTAATAGGAGGGGACGATTAAATGGCACACTATGCTAAAATCGATTCAACCAACATCGTTACATCAGTACATGTTGTATCTGATTCAGATGAGAATGGATCGGAAGAAAACGGAATAGCTTTTTTAACATCGGTTCATGGTGATGTTTCTCCAAACTATTGGAAAAAAACTTCTTATGGAACTAGAGCGGGTAAACATTATACTTTTGCTGACGATGGAAGTGGTAGAACAGTTGCTTCAGAAAATGCTGATCAAACAAAAGCATTTAGAAAAAATTACGCAGGAATAGGTTACACCTATGATGCAACGAGAGACGCTTTCATACCACCAAGACCAATGAAATGTAATTTTGCAATAACACATGACTCTTGGACTCTTGATGAGGATACTTGTGAATGGAATCCGCCTATAGCGTGGCCTAATCAAAGTCATCCAGATACTTTTGAAATTGATGGAAAAGCAACTGCTTTATCTTGGGACGAACATAAACAAAGACATGTTGGTCAATTAGAAAATGGCGGAGCTGCAGAAGGTCAACCAAGACCAAGCGATGATCAAGTAACATTATATTCTTGGGATCCAGCTGCTGGCACGTGGTCAGATAGCGGCTTTACATTTGGACAATTTATAGATACAAGTTACACAGGAGATTAATTATGGCAACTAACAGATTAAACGGCGGAGTTATAGGCGCATCAGTTGAAAACAGCGGACAAACAGCTGCAGATACACAAACTTTTAATAGTGACGGAACTTATACTTTACCCCAAGCTGCAGTAACTAGTGTTGATATTTGTGTTATTGGTGGCGCAGGAGGAGGAGCAGGACAATCCGGCGGCGGAGGAGGAGCGGGAGGAATTCGTCAAATAACTGGCGTCCCTATTTCAGGACCCGTTGGTATTACTGTAGGAGCTGGTGGTAATACTGGTTTATCTGGTGGTTTTACTCCAGGTGATGATTCAATTTTTAATCCTGGTGGCAGTGAAGGTTCAACAATGTACACTGCAACAGGTGGTGGAAAAGCAGGAAGAAATGCAACCGATTCCGGAGGTCCGGGAGGATCAGGCGGAGGAGGATCTGGAGGTCCAGGAGGCCCAGGAGCGGGATCTCAAGGAACAGGAAATACACCTCCATTTAGTCCTCCACAAGGAAACCCAGGCGCAGCTACACCGAATGGTCGAGGCGGCGGCGGAGGTGCCGGCGGATCGGCATCAGGACAATCTGGCGGACCCAATGTAGAGCCTACACTTTTTCCAGGTGCACCTAAATGTCAAGGTGGGGCAGGTGGTGCCAGCGGAGGTAATGGAGGCGCTAACTCAGGTCAAGGCGGTGACGGACACAGTGGTGGTTCACCAGGAGGAACGGGTGGATCAGGAGTTGTAAGAGTAACAGCACCACAACAACCATTTGCTTTTTATGGATCTGGTGTTTGGGATATGGAAGCTGTTTTTACTTACGTCAAATCTGGACAGTGGTCTTAATTTAACTTTACATTTTTAATACATT